GCAACGTAAACAATGTTTTTGACGTTTATCCTTGGTTGCAGTCCTATCTTGGTGCTTATTGTCTTGGTGGAGCTGGCGGCTATCAAGTACGAGTGGTAAGAGGTTAATTATGGCAAAAATTGATGATGTGTTTGGGAAAGTACCAGCAAGTGTTCTTAGTACTTGGGGTCAAACATTAACTTTTGTTAAAACCACAACTCCAAGAACATATAACCCAACAACGGGGGCTGTTACTGGAGCAGATACAAACGTAAGTGTCAAAGGAGTGATTTTGAATATTAGTTCAAGTGAAGACGAAGGGTTATATCAAACAACTGACTTGAAAATTGTTATTGGAGCGAATGAATTAGGAGATTATTACCCAACAGAAGCAGATCGTATTCAATATCCACAAGCAGGAGCTACCAAGGAGGGAAAAATCATCAATATTCAAACAGCGAGAGGAGATAAACCTATATTTCATACATTGATTGTGAGGCCGCAATAATGTTTATTCCTTTTGAAAAATTAGCTAAAAGTGGCGACAAAATATTTGCTTCTATTATCGCTAATAAAACCTTAAAGGGAGCAGAAGTTATTGTAGATGCTTTACAAGAGAGAGGGCCGCAATGGTCTGGTCGTTTTTCTAATTCATGGGTTATAAGAACACCAAGCAGATCGACAAGACCTTCTCAAAAACGAGTAAAGCCAGAAAAAGTTAAAGCTCCTCAAGTAACAGGAAGGGAGGTTGTATTTAAAAATAGTTGGTTAGTAAGTATAGAAAATGTGGCTCCTTATGCTGCTATTGCAATGGATTTAGAAGAAGGAAAGTTCTCAAGAGGTTGGTATTTGGAAGGGCCAGTAGCCGATGGTATTAAATGGGATAGAACAGGAGGGGGAAGGAGGCTAGGGCCATCTATTCCGCCAATGAAAAGAGGAGTTATTAATTACAATGAGGGGGGAATGGCAAGTAGAACTGCTGATTTGGATTGGTTTTCTACTTTTAGACGTGGAGGTAAAATAGGACAAATAATTAAAAAGTATATGGGTACTACGGTTAATATTCCTGAACAATATTCCTTTTTGGATAGTCCTATTTATCGAAGACCTTCTATCGAAGGGGAAAGCTGGAAACCTTCTAATTATCCTTATTAATGAATTATCAATCTATTCGAGCACAAGTAGAAAACCCATTATTAACTGCTTTTGGAGCGTTAAGCCCTGCGGTTCCTGTCTTTTTTGACAACATTACGTCTGCACCGTTAAACAGTACAAGTGAGTATGTAAGAGTAAATGTAACTTTCGGGTTAACAAACGAACCAACTTTGACTTCTAGTGTTGATAACGCAAGAGGAGCAATTGTTATTCGTATTTTTACAGAAAAAGGAAGAGGGCCATCAAGAAATCAAACATTAATTACAACTGCTGTAGATGTTTTAGAAACATTAAATAATGGTACAAAAGGCACTACTGGAACGTATTTCAAGGTTGGTGCAATAGATGGGCCAAGCTTTTCTAGTGATGAAGATGCACCATTATTTATGAGCAGAATAGAAACTTCTTACGTTGCCACGGTTTTGAGCTAATCTATAGGTAAATTTCTACAGCAGCCTCATGGCCGTTACATGTTTATCTGGCACATCAGGTGCTCTCTATTACAAACCAGCAGGGACAACAGGAACTTTTGGTACTGGTGATGTAACCATTGGTACTGAGACAATGGTTGTTGAAACTTATTTGAATCTTAAGGTTGGAGATCCAGTTAAGTTTAGTGTGATTGATTCTTCTACAGGTGGATCAGGGACAGGAACTTTACCTGCTGGATTAAGTGCTGGAACTGTTTACTACGTTATTACTTACACAGCAGCAACAGGAGCATTGATTGTATCTGCATCTGCTGGTGGTTCTGCTGTAAACCTAACTGACGTTGGAACAGCCGCAGCTCCTAATGAATTCCAAGTTGCTTATTCTGCTTTTGAATCCGTCAGTCAAGTTAGTGAGTGGTCTTTCGAGATTGAAAGAGCTGAAATTGATGTGACTACAATCGGTGGTGATCCTGGTCAGTACGTTCCATTTAGAAAGTACATTGCTGGATTTGGTGATGGTTCAGGTAGTGCAACTGCTTACATGACAAACGAAGATGCTTCTCTTTCTAACCGCATGATTGAAGATGTTCTTCAGCGTCAACAAGTTGGTGCAGCATTTAAGCTTTATACAGACCGTGTATATAGTGGTGGAACCGTAAGTGACACTCTTAGTCGTTTTATCAGTTTTGACGCAACATTAACTTCTGCTTCTTTAGGTGTTACTCCTGATGATGCACAAGCAGTAACAGTTAACTTCCGTCCTGCTGGAGTCCCAACTTTCGATTTTAGTCGTTCATAATAGTTACGGAATCGGAATGTTCCATAAGCCCTGCCTTGTGCAGGGTTTTTTCTTGTCTATTAGGTTAGAATAAAATTGTATAAATTTTTATCATGACATCTAGTCCTAAACCAGCAAAATCATTTATGAGAGCGATAGATCGTTTAAAGAAAGCTGCAAATTTAGAAGCTACAAAAAAAGAAGTTGAATTGTCTGATGGGACAGTCTTTGAGATGTGGGTTGCTCCACTAACGATGGCAGAAAGAGAAAGAGCACAAAAGGGATCTAAAACTGGTGATGCTAATGATTTTGCCTTAAGATTATTAATTTCTAAAGCACAAGATGAGAATGGACAACGGTTGTTTGCTTTAGGTGAAATTGATGTATTAAAGAATGAAGTGAGAGATGCTGATCTTCAAACTTTGATGCTTGCTGTTATTACTGATGAAGAGGAATCTCTTGACCCAAAAGCTTAAGTGCGGAGCTTCGTAAAGATAATTTGTTGATGCTTCAATTTGGCATTGCTAAAGAGTTAGGGAAGTCTCTTGCAGAAGTTAGGCAGATGACGTTAGAAGAGACCATAGGTTGGAGTGCTTATTTTCAAGTTCTTAACGAAGATCAAGAGAAAGAAATGCAAAAAAATCGTAAGCGTAGGTAAGATGGGTTGATTAGAGCTAGTGAATCGTGGATCTCAGTACCAGAATTAATATTGTTGTTACTCGTTTAAATCAATTAACGAAGGTAACAAAGGCTCTAGAGAAAGTAAATATTACGAATAAGAGAATAATCGAAAAATTCGAGCAGATGGATGGATCTTCTCGAAAATTAGCTGAAAATTTATCAGAGGCAAATAAAAGTGCAGATAAACTAGCAAGGGGAGCATTATCTAAGCTTACAAAAGAACTTCAAGAAATAGAAAGGTCAAGTTCTAGGGTTAATTTGAATATTGGGGGATTACTTTCTAAACTTGGAGCAGCAAGGGCGTTTGCAGGCAAGGGATTAGGGAATATTTTTGGTAAAGGTTTTTTGGGGCTAACTGAAGGGGCTGGTGCGGCAAGAGGACTCTCTGATATTGCAAAACTTTTTGGAAAAAAAGGAGCAGGTTTTTCTAATCTTGCAAGAGGTATTTCAGACGCAACATTTTCATTTACTGGTTTACAAGCTGCTGCTGTTGCAACTCAAAAAGCTCTGAATTTTGTTTCCCCAGTAGCATCTGCTATCGGATCGTTTATTACTTTAGAACGATCAGCAAAAAATATGACAGAGAACATTATTAATAGTTTTAGAAATATGAATAGAAAGATTGTTTTTGATTCTCTTCAGAGTTTTAAACAATTTGGGTTTATGTATGACCCAAGATCAGCTTTAAATATGGATATTTGGAAGAATTTTGAGGATATGAAAGGTGGTGGTTTTGCAGGGATGAAAGGTATTCAATCTCAAGGCAAGGCTGCTTTAGGAGGTATGTTTGCTCCTCAGATAGGTAGAGGTTGGTATGGTGGTACAACTTTCCCGAACAGAGCACAGGGCTTAAGGAATTTAAGTCAAATTGGACTTCCACTTCAGGCTATACAAATGTCTGGAGTTGATACATCTTTGATGGGATTTCCAAAAGATGAGGTTGCTTATATAGAACAATTGAGGGAGAATATACAATTAGGAAAAGATGTTAATAGGGAAAATTTCAGAAGAAAGAAAACATTAGAAGAGGTTTTAAGAGTAGAAAATAGAATAGAAAATCAAATCAGGAAGAATCTTGCTTTAAGTAAACAAGCTAGAAAAGCAAGTGGTTTTAGAGATTGGAACGCTTACATAGGAAGAGGAGGTCAAGCTCTTCTTAGTCCTGTAGAGAAATCCATAAGAAGGCATGGAAGAAAGGTAGGCCACGGATTTACGGCTGATCAATATGGCCCTCAACCGTTATATGGCCCTGCAATGGCTCCTAAAACGCCATCAGCAAATACGTTGCAACCAACGATGTCATGGTGGAATCGGGCAGGGTTTGGAAAGAACGCAAACCCTAAAGGAGCTTTTGCAAATAGTAGAGGCATGGGTGGTCGAATGTCAGGTGCACTTAGTAGTGGAATGATTGGTGGTGGTTTCCCACTTTTATTTGGTCAAGGAGGTTTAGGTGCATTAGGTGGTGGTATTGGTGGTGTTTTAGGTGGAGCATTAGGAGGCGGATGGGGTTTTGGTTTATCTATTGTTGGTACTGCATTAGCTAGTGCAGCTCAAGATGCAATTACATTTCAAAAATCTATTGATAAAGTTAATAATTCTATAAGACAAACAGGAAGTGAATCTCTGTTAACGGCAAAAGGCATTAAGAATCTAGCTACTCGGCTTGATATGACAAAAGAAGAAGTTTTAGCAGCTTCTGCTGCTTTTGCTCAATTTAATGGAGAAAGTCGTTTAGCTTTGACTTCTACTTTTGGTGAAGACCCTGAAAGTTTTTATGGTTTAGCTGAAGCAAATGATGCAGTAAAAATATTAGAACAAATCAATAAATTAAGAAAAAAAGAGAATGGATTAAATGATGAAAAAGCTAGACAAGTTCTTGAAATTTTAAACACAGAAGGTGCAATTGCTGCTCGTATTGAATTAAGAAATAGATCCGAAGAAAGATTAATTGAATTAGAAAATTTAAGGAAAGTTAAAAATAACGATATAATGAGGTCTATTATAGCGGCAAGTGGTCCTGAATCAATACGGAACGAAAAAGCGGATCCTTTATATTATGGAAGAGAAAGGGTTCGATTAAAAAAATTAGAATGGGAAGCGACAGATAAACTCCTAGAAAAGGAAAGAGAATGGATTAAGCTCCAAGAACATGCTCTGTTTATGGCTCAAATAAGAGCAGAAGTTCAGAGATTAATGGATCCTATGTCTCAATTAAGGGAACTTACTGTAGCTGTTGGTGCTTCATTTGCTGAATCATTCAAAGGAGTAATTAAAGGAACAATGAGCGTTCAAGAAGCATTCGCAAATATGTTTAATCGTATTGCAGATCATTTTGCAGATATGGCTGCAAAGATGGCTGCTAATAAATTAATGTTAGGAATACTTCAAGCTTTCGTCCCTGGATCTCTTGCTGCTGACAGGGCTTTCTCAGGACTTGGCTCTGGATCTGCTTTAAATACTCCTGCTAATTTAGACTTGCCTAAAGGAGCAGAAGGAGCTTACTGGTCTGGAGGATTAAAGACATTTGCTTCTGGAGGTATGGCTACAAGACCTACTCTGGGACTTGTAGGAGAAGCTGGAGAAGACGAATACATTATTCCTGCATCAAAGATGGCTGCAAGTATGCAACGCTACTCAGCAGGTGCTAGAGGTGAAGCTGTAATTCCTGGCACTGGTTCGTCTTATGCAGGAGGTGGTGCAGGAGGATCTACTACTGTTAATTACTCTGGGCCTATATTAAACTTCAACTCTGAAGAGTTTGTTCCTAAGTCTGCTGTAGGACAAATCATTGCAAGTGCCGCAAAACAAGGTGCTTCAATGGGTGAAACTCGTACTA